GATACGGGCTTCAATATCGCGGATTACAGCGTTCTGTCCTTCCCTCCATTGCCCATAGGAGGCATCCGCGCCTGGTTGCCAACATGGTTGTTCCAGATAGAACTGTCGCATCCACGCTAGCACCTTTTCTCCATCATCAGTCCCGAATGTACGGGCCATCAAGATGTTCATATCGATTTGCTTTTGATCTTGCTCAACTGGGGCAAAGTCGCTTTCTAAATCGTCCCATCCACTCATTTTGGAACCTCATAGACTTCATCTTTGTCAGCAAACGGAGACTTGTTGGCGTTCATCCTAGATACAGCATGGTCAACTGCCTTATTGATAATTGACTCAGGCATCTTCTGGAAAAACGTCTTTGACTTTACGTCTGACTTTAACAAGTAGTTCAATTCGCTTTTTGTAAGAGTTGGAACAATTAAAGGAATCAAGGTTTCTTTGCCTTCAATACCAACACCCACAGAGATTTCTGTTGAAATGTTACCATCTGGGCGCTTTAGCTCACCAAAGAACCCAGCTCCCTTTTCTTGCCCGTCCGGTCTTTCTCCGTAACTCATGCCATACCCTCTGGCATTGGAGCGCCTTCAGGAGCCGCCTGCCCTTGTTGCGCTTGCTGGGCTTGTTGCGCCATTTGCATTGCTTGCTGGGCCATCTGCTCCCGCTCTTGTGGGCTGTTACGCACCACAGCAGGCACACCTAGCTTGTCAGCAATGTAATCTACGGCAGCGCCTACCTTTATAGACATCTGACCCTCTGGCCCCATAGACTGAGCAATCTGCATAAACTGCATAATGTTGTTGATCTCATCCATGTTCTGAGCCATCGCTAGTGGGGAGACAGGGCTGACCTTGACTTCCAGACCGTTGACGCGCAGGGGTAGATCAATCAAGCCACCTTGATCCATAACCTCTAGCATCTTGGACACAATGGGGATCATTGTCTCGTTGATAAGGCGACCAAAGGCTGAACCTAAGTTCTGAGCTAGCTCTTTCATACGCTCAACCACCTCTGTGGCAGAACGGGCGCTCATGTTGTCAGGCGGCAATGACTCATCTAGCAAAGTGCGCTTAATGTTGGCTCGTAGGTCATTGATGATGATCTGCGACACGTTGAAGTCACCAGCTCGTGGCAATGGCTTCAATGCCTCACCCTGTGAGCCACCGTTACGGGCAACAGGAATGATTGCGCCTGGGACAATGCGTACAGTTGCAGGGTTTAGTACACCGTCGTCTGCGGCTGTATATACGCCTGTGATAGCAAGTGACGCATTTTTAAGCAATAGCTCAAGCGTTTTGTTTAGCGTCTTGATGTCAGGCAACGCCGTCAGCACAGGGCCGCGACCGTAGATCTCGCCGGCCACCTTCATGTAGCGGCTGACCACCCAAGGGCTAGTCTTGACGCGACGGTATACCAACTCGCTCTTAGACTTAGGGTGAATAACGTGATAGCAGTAATCGCCACGCTCGTAGTCGTAGACGGTTGCCTCAATCAAGTCTACCTCTTCAGTTGGCTTGTCATCAATCATTACCTGCAACTCTTGCGGGATAGTAATGTCAGGCCATTGTTGACTAAGCGCTTCGCCCTTTAGGCGCATACGTCGGTACACATTGTCCACTTGACCGTTAGCGCCTTCTTCAAAAGACACCAAGTACTGTGGCACAGGGATAAAGTTGATCGGGCTAATGGCATCACCTGGCTGGACCAGCATGACAGCAGTACCAACAGCCAAGTCCAACAAGAACTCGCCCATTGCAATATCAAAGTTAGACTGCTTGAGAACAGCAAACATCTTCTCGTTGTACATATCCAAAGCACGTTGCGCTTCTGCACGACGCTCTTGTGGAATGTCTGAGCCAGGCTCTAAACGACACCATTTACGCTGGGGTGGAAAGATGCCTGACTGCAAGCGGTTGGCAAAGCGCTGTGTAGAGTTGATGGCTGTTGAGTCAAAGACCCGAACCATCTTCTTGCGACCGCCGTTGTTGTTTTCGTAATCACCAGAATACAGGTTGCGCTGTGGCAAGGCGTACTCCATCGCGTCTTCATACAGACTGCGAAAGTCTTCCTTGCGGTTTTGAGCCAGCTTGTGGCGCTGGATAAGCTGTTCAACAGTTAATTTATTTGCCATCATTCATACCAAGTAATAGTCATTTCAGCTGCTTGAGCTGCACCACTAACGTTAGTTAGTCGCAACAGGTAATTGGTCAATGGCTTCAAAACCAAACTGGCTGTGGACATATCCCCACCAGAGGCCTTCTTTTTTACCCCGCCAATTATCAAGAACGACCCAAGCATTGTTCCCGTTGAACTTATTGTTGGGTTTAAAACTGCCGCAGAGTTGCTAACATTAGTGCTAGTGCGGTTTAGGTTTATCCCTGTCAAAGCAGTACCACCAGTAGTGGTTGCGCCTTCGTACAAGTAGCCCATTGCATTGCCAACACACAAGCCTTCAATTGCAACTCTTGGCTCTGTCCCTGGCCCAAACGCCAACACAACGTCAATGCTTGCGCCATCCGCTAGAGGCGAGGCAAAGCTATGCGTGTAGCCAATTGAGAACAGCAAGCCCTCCAAAAGGTGAGCGCCAAATACTGTGGCAGTTGGCATTGCATAGTCTGCGCTGACCAGCACCTGTTCATCACCGCCGTTGACATACGACACGGATGAGTGTTGGGTGCTAGTCCCTAAAGACTCGCGCTGGACAATCAGCTTTGTCATTTTTTAACGCTCATTAAGAGCCGCCGCCTAGCTTGGTCGGGGTAACACCTAATTCATCAGGACGTTCGGCTGATAACAAAGAACGACGGCTGCCGCCACGACGGGACAACATACTAGCTTGGGTTTTTTCAGCCAAGTTAGACTCTTTTTTGTTTAAATCAGCTTCTTGCTTTTTAAGCTGCTCTTCTTGTCTTTTAGCGGCGCCACCGTCGCCACCACCACCACCGAATAAACCACCCATGATTAGATCCTTCGCATTAAGTAATAATCAGAACCAGTAGGGCCGTACGCTTTCATGGTGGACTCAATCTCAAATCCGATAGCTTGACCCCACTTGACAGCTCTACTGTCCTCGCAGTTTACGGTTATCTGCAATCGGTGCAAGTTCTTTGCTATCACAATGAAATCACGATAGCCAATGGCGGCTCTTGTTAGGGTTTTCCCGTAGCTACGCCCGCGTTCTTCTATCAAAAGCCACATTTCAGCCACCCCATTCCACACATCAACAGCGCCAAAGCAGGCAACTGGGCGACCATGTAGTAGCGCGGTGATAGCATTGCCCATTCGAGCCTGTGCTTCTAGCATTGTTTCTAGCGGCACACCCCTTGACCTGGCTTCTAGCTGTTGCGGGGCGAGCTTCATCACCGATGCGTGGGCAGGATGGAACGGAACCCACGTTACGGCGGGGTGTTCTGGCAGGAAATCAGCTAAATGGGTCAAAATCTGCGTTTACTACGGTTTGAGCAATAAATGTGCGCCCTGACGCCTCTTTGTTGCCACGGGTTAACTGGCGATACTCGCCGCCACCAGTCATTAGATAGCCAAAAGCGTCCCCAACGTGAGAGTGTTCGTTCTTGTTTGGCGTATCTCGGAAGCGTTCTTGCCCCGAACCCATAGCAACCCGCTTAAAGTGGTAGCCACCAGACAGGGATTTACGCACTAGCTTGCAAGACTTGTCTATTAGTAGCCCAGGCTTGCCCTGAACCAAGCGATTCATTGGCCCTGCCGCAGCCTCTCGACGTGCTTGGAAGTTGTTCGTCGCAGTTGGCTCGGCTTTAAGCCCCAAGCTGCGCAGGTACTCAAAAGCAGTCGTCTCATATATCGCGTCACGCTGCATACCTGCGGGGTCGCCCCATATTCGGACATCATATTTTTGGTATCTAGAGTTAAGTTCGGACATTAACGTCTCGCCAAAGCGCTCAAGACCCATGTCAAAGGTGACAATTTCATGCAAAACACGCCATTGCCCTGATGGATGGCGTTGGCCAAAGACGGCAGCAGGGGTTAAACCAAAGTCAAGACCCACTTGTATGGGTAAACTAGGGTCAGCCACTAGCTCGGCAGACATCATGTTGTCATCATACTCAGGCCAAACGGGTTTCCCGTCTTGCACAAAAGTATATTTACCCTCTGCGTAGCACCGAATCCAATCTAGGGTTTTCCCTGCCAACTGTTGCAAGTAGTAACCAGGCGGCAAGTTCTTGATGTTCTCGGCTTTGGGGTTGATCTTCCACCACTTAGAGGACGCAAAAACGTGGTCATTAGCCTCTGGCATCTCAGGTAGCTTGTCAGATGAGACCTCAATTACCCCACCAGGCTGCTTGTAAAACTTCCACGCATACTTGCCGTTAACAGGGTCAACTTCAGCAATCTTGTGCCACCAATGGTCGTCGTCCATCGGGTTGGTGTCCATCCAGATGCCGTGCCATGTAGCGCCACCGTCCCGCTTGGTAGGGTATCTACCTACTCGGTGAGTCAGTCCATCAATAACCGCCTTGGGTAGCTCCTTGGCTTCGTTTACCCACGCCCCAGTTAGCTCCAATGACAGCAACTTACGCACGTCTTTGGGTTGGTCAAGAGCAAGAAAGATGACCTCGCAGTCGATACCAGCGGCGTCCCCACGGGGTGGTAGCTTGATGTGGTGAGTAATTGGGGGTGTATGCCTGATTGCCCCATAGATGTTTTCAGGGAACAGATCCGCCCACGTTTTTAGCGTTGTGGTCTTGAGTTCAGGGTAGCTGTTACGCACAATCACAAAGCGTGAGTAGCGTATACCGTCCACAGGGCTAGGCTTTTGCTGAACGGCTCGGATCATAATCTTTGCCGCACACACATAGGACTTGCCCGACCCCACAGGCCCCATCAAACCCGTTACAAAGCTCTTGTCTTGCAGGAATTTAAAGGCGGTAGGGCTAGAGCGCAGGTCAATGTTTAGGCTGGACAGCTCAAATTCGCTACTCATTGCAGATCCTCTGGCTTTTCTTGCATCAAAGCAACATATACAGTCTGAAGTTCGTTTATCCAATCAACCAAGAGGTCAGCTTTAAACACCCAGTCTTCTTTCTGGAAAGATTCAGAGAACTCAAGTTCACCCTCTTCTGTGTTGATGTCGTACATCAGCTTGCCAATTACTGCCTTATACATATGGGTCAACCTCTTTTTTTAGCCGCTCAATGTAGACGCAGGCGTCCATCAGCTCTTCTTGCAGGTGGGTCAGCCAGCCATACAGGTTAATGTCTTGGCGCTCAGTCGTCACACCGTACTTTTGATAGCCCATCTCAGCGCGGTGCTTAAACTTCTCCATAACGGAGGTTACGTTTGGGTCAATCATCAAGCACCTCTTTGGAATCAACGTCTTCAGGGGCTTGGATGTTGACACCAATAACAGACGGCTTCTGCCCGTCATCAGGGGTATCCAGCAAACCGCTAGCTTTAGCCAAGATACGCAGAATCTGCACCTTGTCATACAGCTCCAGCTCAATCGTAGCCTCACCATTCTTGTCAACCCTGCTCTTGATCGACTTGATGCTTTGTAAGGCGTGTTCAGGGATGCGGCTAGACGCCTTGACCTTGACGTTGCCCATGTCGTCCCACTCAAAGATGTCAGTAATCTTGGTGTTAGCCATAGTCAGTAGCGAGTAAGCCACTGCCTCACGGTTGGCAACAATGGTCTGAGAGCGCTCAATGCGTTGTACAACATTGCGAACCCCGCCCCACCCTTTTACAGATGGGACGGAATTGCCAGACCCTTTTTTGGGTTTAGCAGTAGTCATACTCAGAACGGAATGTCGTCGTCTGACTCAATCACCGCAGCGGGTGCGGGTTGTTTAGCAGGAACGTATGGCGCAGCAGCAGACCCTTGGATCTTCTGTTTACCAATGCGTACCTTCAAGTAGGGCTTACCTGCCTTGGACTCGTTCTTCCAGCCATCCAAGTAGTAATCCAATCCGTCTTCCAGGGTAATTGAACCCGTGTAGTCAGGATGGCGCTCTTCTGTCTTACGGTCGTTCTTAAACAAGACACCGTTGTTTGGCTTCACTTCCATGTTTACTTCCTTTGTTAAAGTGAGGAACAGATGCTATCACAATGCAAGCGTTGCAAGCAAGTAAAAGATAATGTACATTACTGCTCATGGGGCCATCACTCAGCCCTCTGCAAGGCAGGCAACATACCGAGCAGGATAAACGTACTGAATCCACCAGACTCTCTAGTAAGCAATGAACGGGATCAAACAGGTGGAGCTACCGAATACAAGGTAGTCAAGTTAGATAAACAAGGTGTTGCAGCTTCTAAAGCAAAAAAGAAGCTACCCCCAGTGAGTGCCATAGTTTGTCTACACGCCACACAGCACTTCAGTCGGCACAACAGGTTCGCATCTGGCTAAAAGCTGGAAAAAAATTGAGTGGGATACCCCGTGTATAGTGGTAGGCCACGGGGGGGCAAAGGGTCTCTTTTAAAAGTAGCGCGTTGGCATTAAATATCCCCCTGACCAACGGCTAGGTTTACTAGCAAATAGCACCCCCCCTTGCCTAGTTTGCATATTCCACAATGGCCATTATGTTAAATAGGGCAGGGCAACAGTAGATTAACGTAGTAGATCATCGATTGCCTGGTCTATCTGCGCAGGTGTGGCACCTGGCCCTGCTGTATCAATGGCCAGCTGCAATATATCCGCATCAACGTTTGCATATTGTGTGTAATCTTCCAATAAACCTAGTCTATCAACCTGGCTCGCCTGATTAGATTCCGCTATCGCCTGGGGCTTCCCTTTGCGCTTGGCCTTCGCTGCTAACTTAGCCTGCTTTTTATCCTGCTCTGCTTGCATCTGTTCTGCTTCCTTTCTCTGTTGTTTTAACTGATACGGCGCCAGCTCGCCTGCCACTGCTGCGGCCTGATCTGGGGTTATATCTGGGTTGAATATCACCTGCCTGCTGTCTGCGCAGTAACCCTTGAAGCCCTTATGTATTACGCGTACATAGCCCAGCTCTGTTAACTTTTTGACCAGCTGGCCAGCTCTTGGCCTGCTAACAGATAGATCCTTTCCGATCCTTTCAAGACTGACCCAGGCCACACCAGCTTTATTGGTGTAGCTGCACAGTATGAGTAAGGCCCGCAGCACCTGGGCGGTCATCCGTCTGTCACTGGCCGCGCGTATTGGGCAGACAGTAATAGATCGTTGATCTGGCGCCTGCACTTTTTGCCTGATCCTGGGCCGCTTGCTGGGTATTAATAGATCCATGCCTACATTATCGCCCAGGCATAAAAAAACCCCAGGGTTTAATCTGGGGGCTATTGTGGCCAGGGTTAACTATATCGCCATGCGGGCCGCTCGCTGGGTTTCCCTGATTCGTCTTACCGCTCTGCTAACTGTCTGCTGGCTTGCACCTACTGCCAGGGCCGCTGTTACCTGCTTTGCTCCTTCGATCAACACCAGGTATGCACCCTGCCTGGCCCTGCTATCTCGCAGGCCCGCCAGGTCTGCTAGCGCGTTAAATTGTGATCTAGTCATTGTTTAACCCCTATTAGCAGCATTTTTAACTGGGCCACTGTACGGCCACTGACGCGGGCCAGCTCTGCCAGCGTGATATTCGAGCTGTCGAATAAATCGATTATTTCCTGGTCATTCATTGTTCAACCCCTGTTATCTGCGCGGCCTGGGCTTTGCATTGTTCGACCTGGGCCAGTGATAACCCAGCGGCCAGCTGGCCTGCCAGGTTTAATGCTTTTTTCATTTGCTGCTCGCTGGGTGCTGTAATGGCCAGCACCAGGGCCTGCGTTAATGCTTCGTTTTTACTCATTGCTTAATTCTCCAATCTAAACTGTGATTTAAAGGGTTCTGCCCGCCTAGGGGCTTTGAAGGCCACCGCCTGGGAAACAACCCAGGCAAAACAGCGTTTGCGATTCTGGTAGTGAAAAGCGCTGCCAGGGCCTACCCTATGCGCTGCGCTGTCGCTGTTAAATTCCTGGGCCGATGCGTATCGCTTTGAACCCTTAAATTTAACCCTGCCGATGATCCGCTGGCCTTCGGTTTGAACCTGCAACCACTGGCCCGCAAAGCGCTGGGGCAGGTTAAATGCAGCAGTTTCAATTGTTTTTTTGCCTTCAACGATCAATTGTGCCCAGGGGCTTCGAATGTAGATTTTCCCCATTGTCTTACCCTTTCACAATTGGGATAACCCTGCGGGCCTTAGCGTCTGCTACCTTAGCCCTGCTGCCATGCGCACGAAACCCAATAATTACCTGGCGATCTGGCCGCTGGCACAGCTGGCAGGTGTTGCAGCTCACGTTATCCCGCGTCTGCGCAGGACATATAACAATTGGCAGGCCGCCTGGCGTCGTTGTTTTCTCTGGGGTATCTATCGGGACAATGCAGGTTAACGGCAGGCCAGTATCTGCCAGCAGATCGGCTTCGCCTGCGTCGTCTGCGCTCATATTCACAGTAAACCCCCAAGCTGTCGCCTGCTGTGCCCACTCAATAGCATCCAGGCTTTTTTTATGCGTATAAGTAAACCCACGCCGGCCAATATTAGCCTTCACAATTTCCCCCAGGGCCGCAGGATCTACAGCTTCGCCTTCGCCTGGTAGATCGCCGGCCACGTTATGACGCCAGAGCTGGCCAGGTGGCAGCGCTGCTATTGACTCACACAATGCGGCCAGGTTTCCCCCACGCTGGGGCACTTTATTCCATGCCATGCTGGTGTAAAAATCCTCTGCGTAGCAGTCTGCGCGGTAATGCGGGCAGCTGGGGGGGCAGGTTTCCCGCTGGGAATAGGTAACGGGAATGGGGCCAGTCTTACTGTTGGCCGATTTTTTGATGTAGTGATATTTCATTTTTAAACCCCCATGCCGTAGGCAAAGTAAAACGCAAACGGCACACCAATAATGGCCGCCACAATGGCCGCTGCGGCCAGGTCGTTTAATAGGGTTTTCATGCTGCACCCCCCAGCAAATAGGCCAGGAATGGCATGGCGGCCACCAGGGCCAGGGTTAAAAACAAGGGTAAATTTTTCATTTTTTCAGTCTCTCTAATGAGTAGGTTTTGAAATACTGACCCAGATGCAGGCCAGTGATTGAAATATACAGCAAAGCATCGCTGTTTTTACTAGGTGTTTTCCCTAGTTCTTAAAAAAATACAACAGACAGCGCTGTAATTTTCTTTTTTCCTGCTAGCAGCTCGCAGCAGTGGCCAGCAGATCGCAGGGTTTCGCCTGGCCGTTAATTGTTTAACCCAGGGCCGCAGGTGGCCAGCTCATGGCCAGCTCATGGCCAGGTGGCAGCAGGTGGCAGCAGCCAAGCAGATCAAAACCTGGGCCAGCAGGTGGCAGCTCGCAGGCCTGGCAGCAGGTGGCCAGCAGGTGGCAGCAGGCCGCAGCACCAGGCCCGCAAACCGTTAACTTTTGGGTTCCCAAGGGTTTACCCACCCCCAAAAATGTCAGGCCCAGGCGTCGAAAGGTGATAGCGCGCCCAAAAATTATTTTCTATTAGACTGAAAAGTTGAAGGCTTGCAGATTTTTTCTGTCAGTTTGGCAGTGGCTCATGGATCTCACCTCTGACCACCCCCATGTATTTCCTGACGCGCTCACCCCCACCCTCTCCGTAGAGCTTGTCGCAGCGCTTGAGGCAAGCAGCTAGCCACTCATTGCGAGTAGCTTTGTCTTTCAGGAAGTAGTTGTAGTACAGCTCCCGCGCCTCTGCCATCTCTAGGTTCTGGCGCTCCCGTGCGTAGACCTGGGCGGCATAGGCTTTGTTGTGCATCGGGCTAGCTGGGTTAACAACAACCAACTGCCCATACTTGTTTTTAAACGCCATCAGATCTGTTTGACAAAAACACCCTCTGGGGTCAGGTAGCCTTTGCGGTCCTTAATCTCGTTGTAGGCTTTGGCAAGGCAGTCATTCACCAAGTCCACGTCCTCACAGGCAGCGCCCATGATTAGTGTCACCAAGATGTCGCCCAGCGCATCCTTGACGGCCTCACGGTCGTTGTCTTTGTACGCTTGGATAAGCTCATTGCACTCCTCCAGCGTCTTAATTGCCTGCGCTGCACCTGTGCTGTTCTGCACAATGCCTCTGGTTTCGCCCCATTGAAGGCACTTCATCTCGTAGTAGCTGTAACTCATAACATTTCCCAAAAAATACCAAGAACAAAAGAAAGTAAAACAACCCAAGCCATCGTAATGCCGTACTGATACACCAAGGCGTCCCAGTCCCAGTCGTACTCAATGTAGGGTTCAGGCTTGATGTCAGGGGGCGGTTTCTCACCCGCCATCACCCTGCGAACTTCTTTTGAAGACTTGTACAACTCGCGGTTAGCTTGGCGAACAGGGCAGCTCCAGCCTTGTACGCATTGACCATAGTCACAACAGCTCATTGCTTGCCCTCCCTAAATATGGGCGACCACTTGGTGCGTGGCTCGTTAGCGTGTTTGATATAGAAGTGAATCAGGTGGTCAAAGACCTGCACATAAGTCATCTTGACGCCCGTCTGCCCCTCAATAAACTTGCGGATGCCGTCGATGTTGCTGTCAACTGAGATGGTGATTCGTTTGTCTTTCATACTGTGTCCTTGATCGGTATTGCCCGTTTGTTTCTGATTTCTTCTTTGACTATTTCAAGTGCGCGTTCAAGCTGACGCACCGTAATGAAGTCGAGTTGCGCGTCATGCAACTCAATCGCCTCATTGATGGCAGCCATCTCCCCCGACTTCAAGATGAACCTGTGGTCAGCTACGCCACGCTCTGCAACCGCCCTGAGTGAGCGCAACCCCTCATTGACCACCTCTTTGTACTCAACGCCTACCTTCATGCGCCACAAGGCCTCGGTGATATTCATGGATTGGATCAACATATCCATGTCAGCCTTGGTCGCCTTGCCCTGGGTGAGCGAGGTCATCGCGTCGTGGTTCTTCATTCTGAGCATGACAACGGGGTCGCCCGTCTTAGTGACAGGCAGCAACCCCGCCCTGACGTATGTCATGGTGTCCGTGATGACCCCTTTGGGTCTGTATTTACTTCGCTTACGCATCAGTTAAACCTCTTAATCTCAATTTCCATGTCCAACTGTTCAGCCATAGTGCGAACATTCATGGCCATGATCGACATCCAATGTGACTGCGTAGCCACCTGAGCCGCCAATTCAACCACCGCAGTTTGCAAGTCTGCGATTGCTTCGTCCCGTTCCTCATCAGTCATTGATGACCTCCAACATAGTGACCGCCACTCTGGGCCAGTCTGAATAATATTTAGCAACGTGTAAGTCAACCACTTGAGAGTCGTCCGCAAACAGCACCCCGTTACAGGCGTCCATCACCGCTTTAGCAAAGTTGTCTACGTCTGGCTTTTTAACGTGCCGTTCTTGGCCGCTTTTAGCCGCCTCTGTGCGCTTCTTAGACCATGAGGCAGGTATAGGCAGGTAGAACCGCATTGAAAGCGCTACTGCTCCGTCTAGCGGACTAGATGAACCCATTGCTTTGACCGCCTCAGTCCTCACCACAGCCTCCCAATCAGAGGTTTTGGCAGGGGTGTATGCTTTGACGAACCCGCCTCGGCTAGAGAACCGTGGTCTGCCCTTGGCAACAGGGGTTGCGTCAATAATGAAATCAACAACAAACGTCATTTCTTTTTCCTATTGTTCTTTGCAATCCAACAAGCTCCGCAGATCCATTTGCCGCCCATGTCTATGCCGCCTTCTGGTACGCGCATTTGGGCGCACTTAGAGCATTTCTTCAAGGGGTGACTGTTCATACTTATTGTGGAATGTTGCGGTGGTTGCATCCAAGTCTCCCGTCATTTCTAAAGCCAAGTTGATTGCTTGGAGCGGGAAGATCTCCCCACCCTTTGCTCTGTCTAATAACCGCATTGCTTGCTCGTAGTTCATATTGATGCAGCGGCCATAGCACAAAAGATCAAAACTAAACAGGCAATAAAACCCCACTTATTTTGCTTCCTTGGTCGTTCAACAGCGCAAGCGTAGTCGCCGTGACCAGGGAACGCTTGATCCATAGTGCGTGGGTACTTGTAGTCATCAATCATCTTTATCTCCTAGAAAAGCCGCGAGGCGTTGATCGGTGGTTTTGTAGCGTTGTAAATGCTCAAGAATCAGATACTCCACGATGCTAGCTTGAGAGCGCCGTTGTTCTTCTGCCGCCCGTAGGAGAAGCGCTTTTGCTATGGGTCTGATTCTGACCAGCACGGGTGTGAGTTTCTCTTTCTTCATGCCAGAATAATACTTCATAATTGATATCTCCATGAAATCATTTGACTAGGGTAAGCACCTATTTTTAGTGCTTGCAGGGGCGTACAAGACTATGATACTATGCTTTCACCGTGATAGCAATTACACGGGGACATCAACCTACCAACTAAGGAGAGATGAAATGTTTGGTAAATTCGACGACTCAGCGTGGGGGACAATGTGGAAAAAATTAGTCCGCAAGAACGCCCCCATCACATCCATAGAAGCTGCTGAAGCCGTAGACACCACTAGGCTTGAACGCCTTGTCTACGACGTCATCGCTTGCTACCCCGATGGATGTATTCAAGATGACGTGTTGGCTGAACTGTCATATATGCCGTATTCCAGCGTGACTGCGCGGTTCTCCGCACTGCTACGCAAGGGATACATTGAAGACACTGGTGAGACCCGCACTGGTAAATCTGGACGCAAACAACGGGTATTAAAAGTAACCACTGGAGAATAAACCATGCCTAAACTTACATCCGACACACAACTTTCCTGCTCACAACTACCCGCCGTGATGGGTCACAGCAAGTGGGCAAGCGCCAACGACACCTTAAAGTTCTGCATGACCGCCATTGACGGCGGCGACCCCCGCACCCAAGCTGGCGAGGCGGCTGATTGGGGCAATCTCTTGGAGTCCACGATCATTGGAGAGATGGCGGCAAGGCTAGGGCTAGACCGCTTCACATTCCCGCAAGAAGCCTTCCACCACCCTGACGTACCTCTATCTGCTAGCTTGGACGCTGTGGGTCATCCTGGCGCTGATGGGCTAATCATTAAGCACAACCCAGCGGCAGGCATCTATGTAGTTGGGGCGGATGAGATTGAGTTAGCGGGGCCAGGCGTCTTAGAATCCAAGCTGACCCGTGGCTATCCAGAAGAAACCCCGCCGCTGTACCGTGGCCCTATTCAAGTCCAAGGGTGCATGATGTGTGCGGGGATGGAGTGGGCGGCTATCGGCACGTTGTTTAGCGGCGTTGAGTTGCGGATTTATTTGTTTAAGGCTCACGAAACCACACAGCAAGCCATCATCAACACAACGGAAGACTTTAATCGGCGGCTGTTAGGTTACAAAGCTGAACAGGAAATAGAATGGTATCCGCCGCAGGATTCTAAAGACGCTGATCGTGTCTGGTCGCAAGCCAACGATGAGGCAATTGATCTCGGCGAGAACTTCGAGGCTATTGCGTCGGCTATCAATGACTTCAAAGCTCAGAAAAAGATCATCGATGAGCAGATTGGTCGCCATGAGACAGAGTTAAAAAAGGTTATGCAAGAGTTTAGTTCAGCCAAGGCGGGGCGCTACACAATCAACTGGCCAATGCGTCATTACAAGGCTTCTCCAGAAAAAATTACACCAGCAAAAGAGGCGTACTCAATCCGCCAATCAACTCTGACAATCAAGGAGATGAAATGACTATAAACCTATCCATCCATCACTCCAACCCTTCATCAAAAAAGGTCGGGGATGAACATGAGATTCACGTCTACGCCACCAACCAATGTGACGACGATCTTTCATCACTAATAGATGTTTTAACCAGGTCAGAGGCTTGGCTTGAAAAGACTGATGATGTAAATCTTACGATCAAAGTAAATCTTAAAGAGGTGTTTCTTGATTTGTATGACTCACACAAGATTCATCAAACTGGATGCGTTTCCTTCGACGACTTTGAAGAACTTGAATCACTGAGAAAAAATTGTCAGTGGATTGTAGAACAAATTAACCAAATCAAGGTGTCATTATGAACAAGATAGCTGCGGCGTTTGTAGCCGCTAAAAAAGAGTTTGCCCCTGCCCTGAAAAGCAGCACCAACCCACACTTCCGTAGCAAGTACGCTGACTTGGCAGGCTGCTTAGAAGCCGTTAACGACGCTTTACTGAACAACAACATAGCTGTCTATCAAGAGACTTCTGAGGATGCCACAGGCATCACCGTGGAGACTGTGTTCTTGCATGAGTCAGGCGAGGTACTGCGTGGCGGCAAGCTCCACGTTCCAGCCGCCAAGCAAGACCCGCAAGGCTACGGCTCTGCCCTGACTTATGCACGCAGATACAGCATCATGGCGGCGTGTGGGATTGCGGCGGAGGACGACGATGGAAACGCCGCTACGTTTCGCAAGACCAAGAACCCATTGGACGCCGTTCAACCCAAAGCACCTACGTCCGATTTCCCACTCTACGTCCCAGGCAAGGATGATCCCCATTCAAGCCATCCTGACCAAGCTGCTTGGGCGACAGCTTATGAAAAGATGATGGCGACCGTAGAGACTGCTGGTAAGTCAGAGCCTCGTGAGCGCATGACTAAGCTGCGTGAACTGCGCGAGGCCAATGAAGCCCGTCTTGAGAAGTTGGAGGTGTTAGTCAAAGCCAAGATTGTTGCTGACTACAATTTGCGGCTCAAGCGGCTAGGCGCTCAACAATGAAGTGTCCCGTCTGCAACAAACCAGCAGATGTGAAAGAAACTAGGACGCGGCAGGACGGGAGTAAGTACCGCCGCTACTTATGCTTCAACAACCACCGCTTCAGTACACGGGAATCGGTGGTAGTCAAAAAGTTAGGCGACTAAACCTTGCAGGTACACCGTTTTACCATTCTGTTTGGTGGCGGTCAGTACCTGTTTTTTATTGTCACCAGGGTTGTAGCTGACATGAACCCAGCCAGAGTCAGGGATGCCTGGGGTGTAGAACTCAAGAATTATTTGCCTAAAGCTCAGGTTATCCACAATCCATTGAGCTAGTTCAGCGTTGGCAATGCCTGGGATCTCTATGTCAGCCGCCATGCCCCGTGTATGGTCAGATGTTTTGGAGCCGCCGACCTTGGCATTTACCTCTACATCACGGAAACCTGAGTTTACTTTAACGCCTTTGCCAAAATGGTCACGCGCTGGCTGAAGTACGCATTGACAAAGCGCAACCAAATTTTCTAACTCCGAGTCGTTTGGCGTGTTGTCCAATCCAAAGCGCAAGGCAGTCTCGCTCTTGGTCATCTCTTCAAGAGAAAAGTTGGCAGTGAGTTTCATTTGACGGCACTCCGTAGTTGATCACCCTTGTCTTTACTACCCATACTGCTACCGAAATAGTAGCTCAGAATCTGGGTCACCGCAGCAGACAAGACTCCAAGAATGTAGATCAGGATGTCTTTGGCTTCGGGCTTTACTTCCACAAAGATGAGCACCGCGAACAAAACGAACGATAAGCCTGTGACGCCAAGAGCCAGAGCTGGTGTGACGATTTTATTAAGAAGAGGCGC